CCCTAACCACAATAATCGTAACCGTAGGCGGATTGAAGAAGACGAAAAAGAAATTCAAGAACTTGAAGGTAAAACCCAAGAGGAAGAAGAGGTAGCAGTAGAAGCTACTGAAGAAGAATCAGAGGTTGAGGACAAGAACCTTAGCCGTGAAGAAAAATCTTTTAAGAAACGTTACGGTGATGTACGGCGTCACATGCAACAGAAAGAAAAAGAATGGGAGTCAAAGTTTACTGCACTAGAAGCTCGTCTAGGTCAGGAAAACATTCGGCCTCCTAAATCAGATGAAGACATTGAGACATGGGCTGCAGAGTTTCCTGACGTAGCCAGCATTGTAGAAACCATTGCTGCTAAGAAAGCTCAGGAGATGTTTAACAAAGCAGAAGATCGTCTGCAAAGACTAGATGCTAAAGAAGCTGAAATGTCCCGTTCATCTGCAGAGCAAGATATACGTAAAGCTCACCCTGACTTTGATAAACTGCGTGAAGCAGATGACTTTCATGACTGGGTTGATGAACAACCTAAGTGGGTACAAGATGCTCTCTATGAGAACTCGGATGATGCAGCCTCAGTAGTACGTGTTATTGATCTATACAAAGTAGACAATGGTATGACTAAGAGTGACTATGCAGCAAAGCGTAAGGCTGCTGCTGGTACTGTTAAGAAAGCTTCTAAGGTTGAAGTTGAAGCTGATGACGCTGCTGGATCATTCAAAGAGTCTGACATTGCTCGTATGTCTGCAAAAGAATACGAGAAACAAGAAGACGCAATTACTAAAGCAATACAATCAGGTAAATTTATTTATGATTTATCTGGTAATGCACGTTAATATACACTTGACAAATATAAATTTGTTAGTATAACTAGGGGTTAGTAACAAGAAGCCACCAATAGGTCTACCTTCTGTACTAACCCCCTCACTAAAGCTTAAACAAACTAACTAAGACTACCTGTATTAAGTATAGGCCCGTACTTAGATTGACCGGCCAGTTGATCCTCCTACGCACCCTAGAAAACAATCAGCCTCTTCAGATAATGTTTAGCTCAACAAAGCCTAAACTTTATAGGAGGATTACTCATGGCTTTTACAACCGCAACAGGTTATGGGAACTTACCAAATGGTAACTTTAGTCCCGTAATCTACTCCAAAAAAGTACAGCTTGCTTTCCGCAAGAGTACTGTAGTTGGTGATATCACTAACTCTGACTATATGGGTGAAATTGCAGCCCAAGGTGATACAGTTAAAATCATCAAAGAACCTGAAATTTCTGTTTCAGAGTATGCACGTGGCACGAATGTCACAGCGCAAGACCTTGAAGATGCAGATTTTTCTCTTACCATTGACAAAGCTAATTACTTTGCTTTCAAAATGGATGATATTGAAGAGGCACACAGCCACGTCAATTTCATGGATCTTGCAACAAGTCGTGCAGCTTACCGTTTGGCAGACAACCATGACCAAGAAGTTCTTGGCTACATGGCTGGTTATGCTCAAGCCGCCAATCACAGCAAAGCTAGTGCTTTGAACACATCTGTTAATGGTTCTAAGGCTGTATCTACTGCAGGTGCTAACGAACTGCTCTCCTCTATGCAACTGCATAAAGGTGACTTTGGCAACATTACTACTTCCTCTGCTGGCACTCACTCAATTCCTGTGACTGCACGTATGCCGGGTGCTACCTCGTTGCCAACTGCAACCGTTTCTCCTGCAATGATTATTGCTCGTATGAAGCGTTTGCTTGACCAACAGCAAGTTGACTCACAAGGTCGCTGGCTGGTAGTTGATCCAGTATTCATGGAAATTCTTGCTGATGAAGATTCACGCTTCATGAATGCGGACTTTGGTGAATCAGGTGGTCTGCGTAACGGTTTGACCGTAAGCAACTTCCATGGCTTCCGTGTATATTCCTCTTCCAACTTGCCAGCACTAGGCACTGGACCGGGAACTGCAGGGACTGCAAACCAACTCACTAACCTTGGTGTGATTGTTGCAGGACATGATTCTGCTGTGGCAACTGCCGAGCAAATCAACAAAACAGAATCATATCGTGACCCTGACAGCTTTGCTGACATTGTTCGTGGTATGCATCTATACGGTCGTAAGATTCTTCGTCCAGAAGCAATCGTTACTGCCCGTTACAACGCAGCATAAGGGAGTAATATAATATGGCTACGTTTGACATGACTTCCATTGATACTGCTGGTGTTGGGGCAAATGTTCTTGCTGTTCCAACAGTAGTCGGTAATGTGGTTCGTACTATTGAAGCAATTTTAGATATTGATGCTATGATTGTTGCAGGTGCTACCATTGCTAATGGTGACATTTTCCAACTCTTAGAAGTTCCTGCTGAATCAGTAGTAGTTGCTGCTGGTGCGGAAATTATGAAGTCTTTTACTGCAAGTTGTACTTGTAATATTGACTTCGGTGGTGGAGATGACATCATTGATGGTGCTGCACTTGACGCTGCTGCTGGTACATACCTTGTAAAAGGTAGTAACGGTGAAGCTAACATTGTAAACACTGGTGCTGCATCTACATTTGCTGCTGAATCACTTGCTTGTGTTGGTGCTGCAGATACCATTGATGTTGTTATTGCTGGTGCTGCTGCTGCAACTGGACGCCTACGTGTCTATGCAGTAATTGCAGATGTTTCTGCTGCTCATACTGAGGCTGCAGAAGCTCAACGTGATCTACTGTAATAAACCTACATACTTTGGGGCTGGCTATATGCTGGCCCCATTAGTGTATCAAACTTATGCAACAAAAAATTCTTGGGGCATAAAAGATTTATTTAGGAAACATAATGGCTCTTACTTTTCTTTCATTATCTAATAGTGTTATTACACGTATGAATGAAGTAGAGCTTACTTCTAGTAACTTTACAAGTTCTAGGGGTGTACAGACCCAATGTAAAAATGCTGTTAATGAAGCAATACGTTACATTAACCAACGTGAGTTTGGTTATTCTTTTAATCATGCCAGTAATTCTTCTACCTTAGTAGCAGGACAAACACGTTACTCTCTCCCAACAAGCACAAAATCTATTGATTATAGTACAGCTAGAATTAAAAAAGATACTGACCTTAATGTATCAGGCAACAGCCTTACAACACTGAACTACAATGAGTATATTCAAAATGGACTTGCTGATCAAGAAGATGATGTTGCTGCTACAACTTTAAATGGCTCACACTCAGCTTCTGTTACAACTTTAACTCTTACTTCTACTACGGACTTTGATGCGTCTGGTACAGTACATATAGGAAGTGAGCAAGTGTCTTACACTGCAATCTCAGGTAATGATATCACAGGTTGCACACGTGGTGCTAATAGTACTACTGCTGCAATACATGCAGATGATGTTGCAGTGACACAGTTTGAAGATGGTGGTGTACCTAGAAGTATTGTACGTACCCCTGACAATAACTATTTACTTCACCCTTATCCAGATAAAGCTTATACACTAGCTTTTGATTTTTTTACGTTTCCTTCTGATTTATCTGCACATGGAGATACTACAAGTATTCCAGAACGTTTTGCACCTATTATAATAGATGGTGCAACTGCTTATGTTTATCAATACCGTGGTGAATTAAATCAGTATCAATTAAACTTTGAACGATTTGAACAAGGCATTAAGAACATGCAGAGTCTTCTTATTAATAAATTTGAGTACGTTAGGTCAACTGTTGTTCTTAGACCACGTGGCTCTATTAGCTTTATGTCTGGGGTTATTAGTTAATGCCTGATAGTTCACAAGTACAACCAGTAGCATTTAATTGTGAAGGCGGTTTAATACTTAACCGTTCTAACTTTATTATGCAACCGGGAGAAGCACTTGAACTAGAAAACTTTGAGCCTGACATTTCAGGTGGTTATCGTAGGATCAATGGCTTTCGTAAGTTTGTTAATCAAGTAATACCTTTTACAGCTTCATCTTCTGAGACTACTTTAATGGTTGCTAGTTTTGCAAACAAGGTAGTAGCAGCTAGAGGTGAAAAAGTATTTACTTCTGCTTCTACTGAGTTAGCAATTGCTATTGCATCTGGCACAGGCATGACAGGATCAGGCACTATTACTGTACCTAGTACTACAGGGTTTTCTTCTAGTGGTACATTGCAGATTAACTCAGAGTTATTTACTTACACAGGTATTAACTCTACTACATTTACTGGTGTTACTAGGGCTACATCTAGCACTACTGCAGCAGCACACGCTAAGACAGATGTAGTATCAGAGAGTTGGACAGTAAGAGATACAGGCAGAACTAATGCTGCTAAGTACCACTTTGAACGTTTTAACTTTGATGGTAATGAAAAGATTATTCTTGTAGATCAGGTTAATGCACCTGTAGTATTTAACTCTTCTATGGCAGCTACAGATGTAAGCACTAGCAGTGTAGCAGGAGCTAAGACAGTAGCTGCATATAGAAATCATATGTTCTATGCAGGTAAGTCTACCACCCCACAAGAGATAGTTTTTAGTGAGCCGTTTAATGAGGATGGTTTTAGTAGTGGCGCAGGTGCAGGTAGCATTAAAGTTGATGATACAGTAGTTGCACTAAAAGTCTTTCGTGACAGTTTGTTTATCTTTTGTGAGAATAGAATATTTAAACTTACAGGATCAACACTTAGTGACTTTGCAGTACAGCCTGTAACAAGAAACATTGGTTGCATTAATAGCTTTACCGTACAGGAATTTGCAGGTGACTTAATCTTTCTTGGTCCTGATGGACTGCGTACTGTTGCTGCTACTGCACGTATTGGTGATACAGAGCTTGGTACTATTAGTAAGAACATTCAGTCTTTGTTTGATGAGAACATTAAAGATGCAGGGGCATTTGATAGTGTAGTTATACCAGACAAGACACAGTACAGAATATTCTTTAATAAAGATGGACAGTCGGCAAGTCTATCTAAAGGTGTTATCTGTGTATTAAAGAAAGAAGCATTTGAGTTTTCTGAGACACTTGGAATGCAGACTGCTTGCACTGATAGCTTTGT